ACAAAATTCTATGTTAAGTTTCAGATCATGTGTTTTCATTCTTTTGCCTCCTCACACCTCAACTCTTCCAGCCTACAATACACCAACGTATTGCCGCAAGTCTTGTCAGCGATCTCCGCCTGATAAAAGAACTGACCTGTCTTACTGCTCTTGCGGATAATGCACCCTGTCAGCTCGTAGCAGTCAGAGCCGTTGTAGCTCACCCTGCGTCCGAGACTCTTCTTTACTTCATGTATCGTCATAGCTCCTCTATCCTCACATAAATGCCAGGTATGTCCGCCCAGAACTTCTCGCATATCTCACTTGCCACAAGCTGGTCGTCTGTCCAAAAGCCGCATAGTGTCATGCAGTCCTTGAACATCTTCTGCAGGTTGTCTGTGTCAGGCTTGCTGATCTTGTACTCTCCGTTCTTGTGTTTGCCGTCGTTAGGAAACAGCCACTTTGTTACCAGCCTTATCCCACAGATGTATTTTTCAGGCGGTCTGTGCCTTGCAAGGTTTGCCGTGAGCTTTTCTTTTGCAGCCTTGACATCGGGTGGGTCATAAAATATTGGCTTGCCGTTTCTTACTGCCACCTTGTGCTCCTGTGCCGTAGCTGTCGGCGGTATCATTGCCATAAAAAATTCAGTCATTGTTGTCTGCTCCTCTCATGCGGTCGGTGTGCTAGCCGCCTTATTATTTCAGAATAGATTTTCGGGCGGCTTATGCCCGAAAATATATATTATGTAATAATATACTTTTTCTTCCCTCGGGAAAAAGTCGGTATTTTGTCGATATTTTCTTTCTAAGGGAAAACACCGATATTTTCCTTACACTTACTCGATTTTTTCCTTTCCGTTTCAAAGTAAATTTTCTCGACTTTTTCCTTTCTTTCTCTCACTTCTTTAAGCCGCATTCGCCGCCATCTATCCAGAAACCACCATGCTCTTTGAGGTATGAACGCACTGTCTTTTCGCTCTTTCCTATGTACTCCGCCAGATCAGAAATGCGGCACTTGCCGTTCTCCTGCACACCGCTGAAAGCTGTTTCAATGCTCTCCTTGCGTTCCTTGCTGCGGTCTTCATTGGTCTTCTTCTTGCTGAAATTCTTTTTCCAATTCGGTGTGATGTCCTCTACCTCGCAGTCTTTAAGCACGCCCACGGTATCCTCTCTGTGAACAGGATAATCAAACCACATATCGAGGGGAGCAAATTTCGGAAACTCTCTCAGAGTACCCTCTATACGCCATGCCGTACGGTTTCTTACTGCAAGCTTAGCCTTGTCTATGTCGGCCATCATAAGCTTGTACGAGTTCGGGTGCAGATGTTTGTGCGTTATCTCAAGCATTTTTGACGGCGTAACAAGATCATCCTGTGAACAAAGGTCATCAGTATTTCTGTAAAATCTCCTCATCCAGTTCTCACAGATACGGCATACAGTTTCGTCCTCCTGCTGTTTGTAAAGGCTGTCTGAGATGTCAAGTTCTGAAAGGTCAAGAAGTGCGTCAGGGTCACGGGCGAATACTCCTGAACCGCTGGCTCTGTCCATTGAACGCTTACCGCCCTGCGCTCCCTTTGAGTGGTGGTGGCAGTATATGACCGCACAACCAAGCTCTGTGCATACCTTGTCAAACTGGTTGCAGAAGTGTGCCATTTGGTCTGCTGAGTTCTCGTCGCCTGTTATGACCTTGTAGATAGGGTCTATTATCACGGCAATGTAATTCTTCTTGCTTGCTCGGCGTATAAGCTTTGGTGCAAGCTTGTCCATTGGTACGCTGTGACCTCGCAAGTTCCATATGTCTATGCTGTTGAGGTTTTCAGGCTCTAGGTGCATTGCGGTGTACACGTCCTTGAAACGGTGCAGACAAGATGCTCTGTCAAGCTCTAGGTTGACGTATAGTATCTTGCCTTTGGTGCATTGCCAGCCAAACCACTTTACCCCCTCAGCTATCGCCACGCACATTTCGATAAGTGCATAAGACTTGCCTGCCTTTGACGGACCTGCAATGAGCATTTTGTGACCCTGTCTGAGAACACCGTCAATAAGTGGTGGTGCAAGCTCGGGGAGGTTGTCCCACTCAGCACTCAGGCTCTCAGGGTCGGGGAGATCGTCATTGATACTCTCTATGTAATCTTTCCATTCCGAAAAACTTTCTTTGCCTATGTTCTTGTCAATGATGAACTGTTTCTTGCCGTTTCTCATCACACCAGGCATACGGCTAAGACGTGAGGGATTGCGGTTTTGTTTATCTATGTCAAGACCGCTTTCCTTGCAGACCTTGTAAAGAAAATCAACACGCCTGCGGTATTCATCATAGTTGGGAGCGTCTATCTTGACGATAGCGTGAACGCTCTTTCCACCGCTGTATACAAGCACAGCGATAGGAAGTTCAAGCTCTCTCATCACAGCATTCTGCTGTTCTATAGGCATACTGTCGCTTTCAACAAGAGCATAGCGGTAGTCTGTTACATTCTCGTTCTTTACGCCCTTGCCGTCAAGAGGATTGAAGCGGATCCAAGCTCCTGCCTCTTCCTTGTAGTCGCCAAACACCGCACCAATGTCGCCGTTACATTCGCCAAGCCTCTTGATAAGTTCCCCTGCCGTCCTGTCACAGCAGCCCTTTGTGGGCAGATACCTGGTCTTGCCGTCCTTTTCTGTTTCCCACGTTTGCGTAACATAGCCCACGTTCTCTCCTGCCTCAAAGAGTGTTTCAAGATATGTGACTATTTCCTTGACAGGATCCCATTGAGCAGGCTCGGTGATCGGTATGCCCTCACCGCCGTTTACAAGGGGACTGCTTTCTTCTGCAACTATCTCGCCGTCCCAGTCATATGCTTGAAACTCTCTGGGGCTGTATCCTCTTTCCTTTGCCATTTGCACGATAGTTCCTGCGGTCACGGGCTGAGCATTGCCGTTAAAGCCTTGCCACTTGTGTTCACACTCACCGCTGTGATATCGGCTGTCTGACCTCGACCAACTGTCCCAATCGTTCACGGAATAGCCCTCGTGCTTGAGAGCCATTCCCACATTGACCCATTCCTGATAATCACAGCTTGCAGGGTCTATGTATTCAAGCATTTTAAGCAAATTCAAATTTGTGTTATCCATTCACTTCTCCTTAGTTCTCAGGTGTGTATGTTTTCGGGTCGATATCTCTCGGCACTCTCCAACCATTGGCAGAGATACGTGCTATCATCTTGCTTGCGCTGTCAAAGCTCCAAGAGCCAACGTGCTCAAAACCCTTGCTTTCAAGCAGCCTTATCTGCTTAGGTGTGGTAAGTCCTGCATTGCGGCGCTTTTCAAGTCGGTCAAGGATAAGCTTTGCCTTGCCTGCGTTGTCTATATCGTCAGGGAAAATGCCCAACTTTTCAAGCTTTGCTTTCTGCTTGTCGGTAGCAGGAGCACACTCCCAGCCAAAGGCAGGAACATATGAGGACAAGTCCTCAGCCTGTATGGATATTTCATACTGCAAAGGGTCAACAAGCTTTCGCTTGCGTGTTTTCATTTCTTTGAGCTGCTTTGCCAAAGACTCTTCACGCTGTGCCACAACGTCCTCGCTTGCCTGTTTTTCTGCCTCTTCGATATCCACTGCACAGCCAGCCTCATTGGCAAGGTTTTCGGTCATTTTCTCAGCGACCTCTTCATTCTGACAGATAAGGTGTGCAGGCCTGCAAAGCTCGTGGCGTTCTGTGTGCCACAGAAAGTCGAGCAGTAAAAGCTCTGTCTTTCCCTCGCAAAGTCTTGTGCCTCTGCCTACCATTTGACAGTAAAGTCCACGCACCTTTGTTGGTCTTAGTACGATAACGCAGTCAACTGACGGACAGTCCCAGCCCTCTGTGAGGAGCATTGAGTTGCACAGCACATTGTATTCGCCCTTGTCGAAAGCTTCAAGTATCTCCGCTCTGTCTGTGCTTTCTCCGTTGACCTCAGCGGCGTTGAACCCTTTGCTGATAAGGATATCACGGAACTTCTGAGAGGTCTTGACAAGCGGCAGGAACACAACTGTCTTGCGTTCCTTACAGTATTTGAGCATTTCGTCAGCTATCTGATAAAGATATGGGTCAAGTGCCGTGTCGATATCACTTGCCTTGAAATCTCCTGCCTGAGTTGATACTCCTGAAAGGTCAAGTTTTAGCGGTATGGTTATAGCCTTGATAGGTGAAAGATAGCCCTCTTTGATAGCCTGCGGCAGTGTGTATTCATATGCAAGGCTGTCGAACACCGAGCCTAAGTTCTTCATATCGCCCCTGTCAGGTGTAGCCGTCACACCAAGCACCTGAGCTTTAGGAAAATGGTCAAGCACTCTCTGATAGCCGTCTGAGATAGCGTGATGAGCCTCGTCAATTATTATGGTATCGAAGTAATTTTCCGAAAAGCCTTTGAGCCTTTTCTCACGCATAAGGGTCTGAACTGAGCCTACTACTACACGATACCAAGAGCCTAAACAGCTTTGCTCTGCTTTCTCGGTGGCACAGCCAAGCCCTGTTGACTTCATAAGTTTGTCCGCCGCCTGGTCAAGCAGCTCGCCCCTGTGGGCAAGGATAAGCACACGCTTACCCTGCCGCACACATTCTTCCGTAACAGCCGAGAAAAGTATTGTCTTTCCCGTTCCTGTGGGCAGAACTGCAAGGACCTTGTTTATTCCCTCAGACCACTGTTCGAGTATAGCAAGCTTAGCCTCGTTTTGATATGGTCTTAAATTCATCATCAGAACGCACCGGCTTTCCAGCCACCTGTCTGAGCAGGCTGACTATACTGCGGTGTCTGCGTCTGAGCAGGCTGAACGGTAGTCACATTCTCGTCATAGGCGTAGAGCTTTTTAATCTTGTTGGACTGCCTGTCCTCACCGTCCTTGTTCTTGTAGTTGTCAACGTAGACGTGACACTTGCCCTTTTTGCCTGTGATAGCGTTCCAGTTCATTTTCAGCGGCTCGCCATGTTTTTTCAGACCGAGAGCCAAGAAAAGTGCTGAGAGCTTCCACTCAAACTTGTTGCAAAGGAAGAAGTTCTCTGTTATCTCCACGCTGTCCTCTGCACCCCAAATGGTGAATGTGACCTTTGCCATATTGCAGGGTGGCACTTTCGCCGACCCCTCGTGCCTTGCACGTTCGTACTTTGCAACGGTGAAGTCATAGTCCCCCTCAGGGAGCAGGACAAAGTCCCCACCCTCGTTCACTATCTCATCTTCCCAGCCGTATTCCATAAAATTATCCATAGTGTTGTCCTCCTTTTAAAATGGTACTTTCTGATTTTCTCTGATAAGCGGCAGCATTTGCTCCCAAGCACCTATCAGACAGCCCTGTACGAAGTCGTCAGGATAGTTTGTAATAGGGGTATCATAAGGAAAATAGTTTCTCTGAGATACCACAAGACGTATATCCGATTCGCTTACGTTGTTGGCTCTCATAAGGTCCGCAAGTGCTTTCGGTATGCCCTCAGGGATAACGATAGGTGGTGCAACGTTCTCAAAGCCGCTGAGATCAGTAAGAGGCTCGTCCGATTTTTGTGTGGCAGTCTGTGCGGTCTGTGTAGGCTGTGCTGTCTGAACTGTCGGTGCAGGCACAGGCTTAGGCATTTCAGCAGGCTGTGTATACGCAAACAGGTGAGCTATACCACTATACTCAAAAGGCATTTCAGACGGAAGTCCGTCACGATTTTTAGCGTCCCAGCAAGGGTGATGTGTGGTGTACATAACACGGTCGCCGCCCTGAGCCTTGAACTTCTTGCCGTCCTTATCCACAGCTACTGCATATGTTTTGTAGTTTGCAAACAGCACCATATCTGCCCATTCTTTCACAAGAGGCGATATCTGAGAAGAAGTTTTCTTGCCGAGCTTTAACTCCCAACGGTCATAAGCACCAAGCTCGTCAGGCTGTTCAAACTTTCTCATCTGTGCGTGAGCCGTAAGCACAACGTTGATACCGCTGTCAACTACCTCCTGCAAGAGATTAAGGAACTTGCCTATCTCCTCTTTCTCGTAGACGTAGCCGTTGCCGTAGCCGAAATCTTCAATGCCTTTCTTCTGATGTGCCGAGCAGATCGTTTCAATGCAAAGCTGTTCAGCCCAATCAAAGGTATCAATGACAAGGGTCTTGCAAAGCCTGCCGTTCATAGCTTCCTTTACCTCATTTTTGAGCATTTCCCAGCTTGACGGCTTAGGGAAACGTCTGATGTTCAGCTTCTTTGTACTGCCCTCAGTATCAATAAATACAGGGTCGGGGAACTGAGCCGCAAAGGTGGATTTGCCTATGCCCTCAGGACCATATATCACGACTTTCTGTGCGGAGCTTACAACTCCTGATGTTATTTCATACATTAAAATGCACCTGCTTTCCAAGTTTTCGTTTCTGTGTTTTCTTCCTTATCATTGTCCATTGACCTGCCGTCCTCGATAATGATACTGCACTCGTCACCTGTGGAAACTCTTGTGGCTATCGCCTGCAAGCCCTGTGCTTCAAGCCACTTGCCGAAGTCATCAAGGGTGTCGGTATCCATTTGTTCAAGCTTGTCCAGCAGGACAAAACCACAGTCAGGGTTGAGCTTTCTCACGATAGAGGTAGCGACGATAAGCTGTTCAGCTCCGCTTATACTGTCCCACTTATGCCCGTTATACAGCAGCTCTCCGTCCTCAACGGAAAGACCCTCAAGGGGCAGGTCGGCACTGCCCAGCAGGTCAGTTTTAGCCTGCCTTACGTCCTCTATCTGCTCAGTGAGATATGTATACTGTGAACGGTAGTCCTCAGCATCTATCTCAGCTTTTTCCCTGTCGAGATTTGCTCTTATCTTCTTGTTCAGCTCCTCGATATCTGAGATGTTCTTTTCAAGCTCCGCTGTGCTTTCGTCCACAAGGTCTTGTGCGTCAAGGCTTGCAAGCTTGAAGTTGTTCACTGCCGCTTCATAGCTTGCTTTTGCACGCTCATAGGCGGACTTAGCAAGCTCCAGCTGCTTTTCGTAGTATTCTTTCTGGTCACGTTTACGCTGATTTTCGCCGTTGTGAGCAAGTATATCCTGCTGCTGTCTGATAAGCTCCGAAGCTGAAACAGGCTCGGAAGGAACGTTTGCGTACACAGGCATTTCCTTTGCGAACTTAGTCTTTTGGTCGGCTATCCTGCCGATAGCGGTACGCTGGTCATAGAGGGAATGTTCCTTATGCTCCAACTGATAGAGCGTATCACCCACGCCTATTATTTTCAGCAGAGTTGAAGCTTTTTCCTTGCTTGACTGATTGATGAACTTCGGCAGGTCAAGTGCGAACTGCTCAACGAAGCTGTTGAGCAGCTGCTGACCGCCTTTCTTGCCTGTGGCGTCCGTGACTTTAAGGGAGCTGTTCTTACCCGAACGCTCCACCACGATACCATTATCGAGGGTGATCTTCAAATGCGGTTCGACAACAGACCCCTCACGCTGAGGAGAGGACGGCTTGTACTTATCTCCCCCAAGTGCCCAAGCGATAGCGTCAAGTACAGAGGTCTTGCCCTGCCTGTTCTTACCGCCGATAACAGTAAGTCCATTCTTTGCAGGTTCAAGCTGTACGGCTTTTATCTTCTTTACGTTCTCAAATTCAAGTGAGTTTATTTTTACTGACATTTTAGTTCGTTCCTTTCGTTATCTCCATTCAACACCTATAAAGTCAAGCACACGTCCCCAGCCATAAACTGTGCCGTCTTCGTCTTTACAGCAGCGTTTCATCCAGTATTCCCATTCAGCGGGATTATCTTCACGCAGCCTATCAAAGCGGTGAGGACGCTGCTCCATATGTATACCAAAGCCGCACATTGAACAGCCCGTACGCTGCGCTCTCGTAGTGTAAAGCTCACCATTTTCTTTGCGTTTGATTTCCCCATATGCTCTTGGAACGGGTACATTAAGGTCAAGAGCAAGCTGTAACAGATCTTGCCTCGTGAATATAGCAAACGGACAGCTTCGTGTTGTAGTTTTACCATAATAGTTGCAGCCGTTTTTCATTAGTGCCATTTCCCTTTGACCGCCTTCTGACGCCATAAGTCCCAAATATGGATAGCTGTTATGTTCTTTTGCCCAATCGTCGCAAGGCTTTTCCTTCATATAGTAGCAACATTTTGACGATACTTTGAAGTTTGGTACAGGTCGTATGTCAAGATCAGGTCGCATATGCGCATAATTACCGCCAAAGAGCTTTATCCACTTATCCTGCAACTTGATGCGATCGGAGTGCTTGAAGCCACCCTGTTCGCCCATATCACCTGTCATAATTGCGTGAATAAATGTCTGTTTGTCCGCATTAGGTTGCAACAGATAGCTTATCTTATTGGCTTTGGCTTTGCTCACGACCGGAAAGCCAAGTTGATTGAGCACCTGCGTTTTGCTCATATATGGCTTTATAGATGTAACACCCAGCTGCTTATGTATCTCTTGATTTCCTCTATCTTCTAAGATAGACACACTTATGGCAGGAACATCAATGCCTATGTTTCGAAGAAACACAAGAAGTGTAATGCTATCAAGTCCTCCGACAGAAACGTGACAAGTAGCGTTAAGATCGCCGTACACTTTGTTGTAGAACTCCCAAGCTCTGATCTCTGCGTGACGTACCTTCGCTTCGTAAGGCAGATTCTGTTTCAGCTTAAATTCATCTATTGTCATTTGCTGTCACCGCCTTTTCGCACGCTACTCATCAACGCACTGGCACAGCAGATGTCCTTGTATGTCTCGCCAAGGTCAAAAGCCTTCTTCTCATGTGGCTCCATTTCCTGACGCAGTGCCAAAAGGGTCGACATAGCACTTGCGAGCACTTGACATATATCCGATTTTGTGCTATCATCAATTTGAAAAGTGTTTTCTTTTTTCGTTGAGCTTGTACCTGTTGCCGCAGGTGCAGGCTCGTTTTCTTTTATGTACTCCGCAAGATATGTACCACACTTAAAATCTTTTTTACTGAGCGGACAATCTTCGCAATTAACAGTAAATCCTGTACAGTACTCCACCGCCTTTTCAAATTCCTCTTTTGTTATCATCCTTATCCTCCTTAATATTTCCCCATTGTTCAGCCATTGCAAAAGCAATACCTTTAAACGTTTTGCTCCTTACCTTAGCACGATCTTTGCCAGAATGACGTGTTTCTTCCCATGTGCGTGATTTACCATTAGAATATCGTCCAAACAGCTTGCCATTATCAGGCTTGTCCCCTGTATATGTTGGTCGTAGGACAGGCAGCCCCTTTAGCCATAAACACGTCGCCTTTGTGACAAACTGTTCTGAGTCTTCCGGTCCGTTTGAAAACATATATGGGTGAATTATTTGATCTGCCTTTCTGAATACAGTATTCATACGCCCTATAGGGTTTTCCACTGCAATTTTCGGTGCGTTCGCCGACACAATCTGCATAAAAAATACTATTGATTCTTCACGGTGTTTCATACGCTCGACCACCTTTTCAGCAGGTGTGCATTTCAAACTATAGTGGCGTGTAGCCACGTTGGTCAGGTATGTACACGGTGGGTGTGCGATAATCATATCCCATGTTTCAACAGTATGCTGCTTGCCGTCACAGGTGAAGAAATCGGTATTGCCATTGATAATATCCAAAACATCATTGCATATATGCCATTCAGGGTGACCGCCTGAACACATCTGAATATCGCAGCTGTATGCTTCGTGTCCTTTCGCACGGAACGCTTTGCAGACCTCTTGAGATTCCTCACAGGCTATCAGAACTTTCATCGTTTTCGTCCTCCTCGTTTTCAAAACGTTTCTCCCAGTGCCTATCCGCCACGCTCAGCACAAGATACATCACTACATCTATCCCTGCAAGCACGGCTATTGTTATCAGCAGTATTCCTACAATGCTCATTACCATTTTCCTTTCGTCTGTATCTCGACCTTGACCACGGGTCTGCCTGCTTCTCTCACTGCACGCTTAATGCTCTCCTCTGCTTCCTCGTAGGCAGTTTCTTTTACGCTTACATACCACCTGTACACTACATACATTGCAAGCACCACCACGAGCGCTACCGCTGCGGCACATCTGATTATCTCTAACACGGCTATCATTTTCTCACGTCCTTTCTGATCTCTCTGCTATCCACTTGTCAAGCAGCGTTGAGTATATCTCATACACATACTCGTTAAGCTTAATGGCACAGCCGAAAGGATACACGCCCTGTCTGAGCCCTGCGTTCAGCCTGTTCGCGTTGGTGTTGAAGCCTGCGGCTTTCAGACGTTCCACCGCTTCTGCCGATGATATCACTTTGAGCATTTTTTAGTCCTCCTCATTTTATTTTTAGTGGTTGTTGGGTGTTATTGTCCGTCCTCGTCTGTCAGCTCAAAAAGCAGCTTGCCTGTCAAAGACCAATACTGTGAGACCTCTCGATAGGGGTCATTTTCTGTTCCTGAGCCTTTAAGTGCTTTCGTGACAATGACCTGTCTTGTCATTGCACTGTCGCAGCCCCTCAATTCAATGTTGTCTGTCATTGGTTCACCTTCTTTCTCTATCTTATTACTGTTGATTTTGTACTTACCGTTGCTGTACACGATCTCTACACCGAGTACAGCTGCAATGTTTTCAGCAATACGTCTGCTATCAGTTGCACCACACATAAATGCTTTGATCGTACTTTCTTTCACACCCGATTTTTCAGCTATTTTAGCATATGTTAAGTGCCTTGACTTCGCAATTGTTTTGACATTTTGCCGAAACTCATCAAACATAATTCCTCACCTCTTTTCTTTCTGTCCGTTCAATCGGACTGTTAGCTATTGACATCACTTGAATGAAGTAGTATAATCTACTCAACAAAGGTTTCAAGGCTTACACCGAAGTAATCGGCAAGTATTTTAAGCTTGTCTACCTTTGGCTTAGAGCGACCATTTTTCCAATCGCTAAGTGTTGTCTGAGGTATTCCTGTATCAAGCGATACACGATAAGATGTAAGACCTCGTTCGTCCATAAGCTTTTTAAAAGCGTCATACATATATAGTTTACACCTCCTTAACATTATGTTATTTAAAATACTTCGGTTTTGCGGTATAATAAGAATATCAAAAGTAAATATGTTTACTACGCCGCTTATACTCAGATTTTTCGTTGCTTGGTAAATCTTTAGTATGTGCTTAGTATACATCAATATTTCCTGATTGTCAAGAGAAAATACTAAACTTTTCTTTAGTAATGTAATCTTTGTGAAAGGTGTATAATTTATGTACGAAAAATTTAGCAAATTGCTACATGATTACGGTGTTTCAGCCTATAAAGTATCAAAAGAAACAGGAATAAGTCAAACCACATTCAGTGATTGGAAAAAGGGAAAGAGCCAACCGAAAGTCGATAAGCTTCAAAAAATCGCTGACTATTTCCACGTTCCACTTGACTATTTCACAGAAGATAATATCAAGGTCGAAGCACATAACGAGCCTATATATCTTGATGACGAAACAAGAGATATAATAGATGAGCTGAGAACACGACCAGAAATGAAGATCCTCTTTAGTGTGTCAAAGAACGTCACCAAAGAGGATATAGAAGCTACAGTTGAGATTTTAAAGCGTATGCAAAAGGATAGTGAATAGATTGGATTATTGCATTAGATACGTTCCTTTGCCTATATCGGTAAAGGGAGTGACAGCAATGGATTCTGACGGATTTTATAATATATACATAAACTCTAGGCTATCCTATGAGGAACAAAAAAAGACTATAGCTCACGAAATGGAGCATATAGTCAGAGGTGACTTTTTCAGCTTTGATGCGCTTGAAGAAGTCGAGACGATGTGAATATAAAAAGGAGGCGACAACGTGCCATTTGTGATAATAGCCGCCGTTATTGCTATTATCTGCGTTGCAAGGTACTATCATAATAAGAAAGAACGCAATAAAGAGATAACGTGGCAGGAAGTTCAAAAACAGACGGACACAAAAAGAAATACTATAAATATAGATACATCTGAAGACTTTTCGGAAAGTGAAGATGTTCCTGCAAGAGAAGACCATTCAAGAGCAGAGCGTAGGCGGAAAATTGCTAACACTCCAAACAGATATGTTGTTATCGACCTTGAAACAACAGGGCTAAACCCGCAGTATGACTTTATCACAGAATTTGGAGCGGTGCTTGTTGAAAACTCTGAGATAGTTGACACATTTGAGCAGTTTGTTAAGCCGAAGAAAAGAATACCAGAAGAAGTTGAAGATCTCACAGGGATAACAAATGAAATGGTGTCGGACGCTCCAAGTATAAATATTGTGCTTCCAAAGTTCTTGAAATTTATCGGGAACGATATACTTGTAGGACATAACATTGATTTTGACAGCCAATTTATTTCAGCAGCTTGTCAGCGTTTTAATCTGCCATACAAGAACAAAGTATGTGACACGCTGGAGCTTTCTCAACAGGTGTTTCCGAAACTTGAAAATCACAAGCTGAGTACATTATGCCGGAAGCTTAATGTCACCAATGACTCTGCCCACCGTGCATTGTCTGATGTGTTGGCAACTCAGCAGGTATTTGAAAAGCTAAGCGAGAAAGCGATGCCAAAGATACATAATCATGCAAAATTCACGTTGAAAAAGAACAGCTATAACGTTCGCTACTCAGCAAAGACCAAAGCCATACGAGAACTACAGGAAATGCTGTTGGATATTACTGACGACAATATCCTTACTGACGAAGAAGTTATGGAGCTGAAAGATTGGCTTGACAACAATGATGAGTTCTGCGGTGTTTACCCATTTGATAAGCTGAAAAGGATAATAGAAAGTGCTTTGGAAGACGGCATACTTGAACAGCACGAGCTTGATGAAATGCTGGAGGTTTTCAATGATATTTGCAAGCCTGAGTTTGACAAGGACGTTTCATCAGAGGAACTTATAAACCTTGACGGCAAGGTGCTTGTTTTCACAGGCGAGTGTCAGCTCGGAGATACAAGTGAGATAACGCCGATATATGAAGCAATGGGTGCAACTATCAGAACGTCCGTAAGTGGCAAGACTGACTATCTTGTAGTAGGAGCTTACGGCAGTCCTGATTGGTCATACGGCAATTACGGCTCTGAGGTACTCAAAGCAAGAGAGCTTCAAGAAGCAGGCAAGAAAGTCAAGATAATAAACGAAGCAGACTTTTTGCCTATCATATACAGCGAAGCAACTACATAATAAAAAAAGTCCTCCGAGCGTTGACAGCACCCAGAGGACAGGTGAACTGATATTGACAGTATCAGCTCAGAAAATTCACACCCAACAACCACGAAAGGGCGAATTTTGCCCTTTTATTGTAGCACACTTTTTTAGGAGTGTCAAGAATAGGAGGCAAATATGCTATGTAAAAAATGCCGCAAGGAAATTTCCGAAGGCTCACTTTATTGTAACTTCTGCGGTAAAAAGCAGGAGACCACAAAACGAAAAGTCCGCCGCAGACCACGAGGTGCAGGCTGTATAAGGCATAGAACTGACTGTCGTGATAATCCGTATATTGCCTATACTCCTGCCACAATAGGGGGAGCAGGGGAGAGATACTTAGGTGCTTTTGCAACTTACACACAGGCTCAGGCTGCTCTTGATAAGTACTTCAACAGCATTCATATACCTTATGGCAGTTTAACCGTCGCACAGGTCTATGAAAAATGGAGTGCAAAGCATTTTGAAGGCCTCACAAGCAGCGGTGAGCAGGGCTATAAGACGGCTTGGAGATACCTTGACAGTATTGCAGGCAGACGAATAGCAGAGCTTAAAACAGCCGATTATCAGCGTTGTGTGGACGATTGCGCAAAGCAGTTCAGCCGCTCCCAGTGTGCAAAGATAAAACAGCTATGCTCTCAGCTGTGCAAATATGCCGCTCAGAATGACATAATCGACAAGAACTATGCAAGCTTTATCGTCCTGCCGAAAGAGGTCAAAAAAGAGCGCCGTATCTTCACCGGTGAAGAGCGTGAAAAGCTGTGGGAACATTCAGATGACAAGTCCGTTCAGATCATACTTTTTATGATCTACACAGGCTTTCGTATCGGCGAGGTGTTTACCATACTCAAAGAGAATGTACACCTTGATGAAGGATACATTATCGGCGGCATCAAGACCGAAGCAGGCAAAGACAGGATAGTTCCTTTACCGCCGCAGATACCTGAGATAAAGAGCTTTGTTGAGAGCTGGTACAACGAGAGCCGCACACAGCTTTTGCTCAGCGGTGACGTCAATAATTTTCGCAAGAGAAATTTTTATCCTGCTCTTGCCGAGTGCGGCATAATTCCGTCGCCGACTGTTACCAAACTTAAAAACGGCAGGATAACCGAGAGGTACGAAACAGAGATAACGCCACACTGCTGCCGTCACACATTTGCGACCATATCAGCCGACTGCGGTATGCAGCCCGAAAAATTGCAGAAGATCATTGGTCACGCCAAGTATGAAACTACCGCTGACATATACAATCATTCGGGACAGGACAGAGCAGCATTAGTGCAGGAAATGTCAAAGTTAAAAAAATAGCTTTTGACCTATTTTTTTATTGTACGTTACGTTGTACGTTAAGTCAAAAATTCACGCCACATCACAAAATATCAGACAAAAAAAGAAAAGCCTTTAAACCACGCATTTTACGCAGTTTAAAGGCTTTTTTTCTGGAGCTGCTAACCGGGCTTGAACCGGTGACCTCGTCCTTACCAAGGACGTGCTCTACCTACTGAGCCATAGCAGCAAACCAATTACAGTAATATATTATACACTATCTCTGCCGCTTTGTCAAGCCCTTTTTACAACTTTTTTACTCTATTCCCTCATCGTCATCGTCATCTGCCTGAACGCTTGGGTCGTAATCATCATATGTGTCCATAAAATTGTACTTCTTGCCCTTGTATTCGTATTGTATCACAGTGCGCAGATTGACGTTATAAACGCTCTTGAAAATATTGTTTTCGATGTTGGGATTGGTGGCACGAAACTTTGCTATAAGCTCCTTCATTTCCTGCCGCTTTGATACCTCACCCTTTTTCTCTAACCCCTCGTAGCTCTCAGTGAAACGGCAGGCACAGCGGATAAAATGCAGATCGTTCTGCTCCACCCAGCGGATAATGTCCGCCTCTTTCACCATGTACAAGGGTCTGATAAGCTCCATGCCTGCGTAGTTCCTCGAGTGTAGCTTCGGCATCATAGTCTGAATCTGTCCTCCGTATACCATGCTCATGAGTATGGTTTCTATAACATCATCAAAATGATGTCCCAAGGCTATCTTGTTGCACCCAAGATCCTGCGCAAATTTGTAAAGCCAGCCACGCCTCATTCTTGCACAAAGATAGCATGGGTTCCGTTTTGTGTTGTATGCAATGTCAAAAACTTTCGTTTCAAACATTTTTATGGGTATGCCCATAAGCGCTGCATTGTCGATTATCCTCTGCCTGTTGGCGTCGCTGTAACCGGGGTTCATCACAATAAATTCTAGCTCTATGTCCATGCCCTGATATTTCTGCAAATGCTGCATACACTTAGCAAGAAGCATTGAGTCCTTGCCACCTGATATGCACACCGCTATTTTGTCCCCCGGCTTTATCATATCGTAACGCTCATATCCCATTACGAATTTGTTCCATATATCTCTGCGAAAACCAGTCACAATGCTCCGCTCTATCTTCTGCTGTGGCGTCAATATTCTTGACATCTCAAACTCTCCTTAAAATCATATACTTAAATTCTACTATTTTTATGGGATTTTGTCAACCTTTTGCGCCAGTTGACTTTAGGGCATGATACTGCTATAATATAGTAAAATGATAATATATGCAGGAGGATATCATGAGCGAAAATATAGAGCGTGAGATAAAAATTTCTCTCACACAGGAGCAGTACAAGACCGCTGAAAAGCTTTTTCAGTGGAACAAAATAATCGAGCAGACCAATTTTTATTATATCCCGCAAAGAGATTCAGGCATGACAAGTATCCGTGTCAGGCAGATAGGCGAAAAATATTTTTTGCAGCTTAAAGCACCTATCTCCGAAAACGGTGCACTTCATGTGAAAAAAGAGTATGAACAACAGCTTGACAGCCTGCCAGAAAAGCTCACCGCACAGGAGCTTTCACAGCTTGTGGGGAGAGATTTCCCTGCCGCCGACCTTGCAGGTTCTTTGTATACTCAGCGCAAGCTCTGCACCGATTTCGACCATGTTGAGATATGCCTTGACAAAAGCGAATATCTCGGCGTCACAGACTATGAGTTGGAGCTTGAATATACAGCAGACTATCCCGAAAAGCCTTTGGAGATACTGAAAAATGCAGGTATCACACAGGGAGAAGCGGTAATAGGCAAGTATGCAAGGTTCATGGAAAGAGCGAAAAAGCTTGGTAAGTGCTGATTTTCGCCTATCTGCGGTCATTTTCTATGAAAAAGCACCCACAGCCTGCAAAGGTTTGGGCAATAATGATAATTGACAGTGACGTTATAATATGTTATTATATTAAAGTGTTAAAACGTATGAAATGGTATTTTGACGATACCCGAAAGGAAGTTAATAATGAAAAGATCTATTTTTAAGACTATCGCATCACTTTCCGCTGCTGCCATGATGCTTTTGGCTGTAGGCTGCGGAAGCACATCTGATTCTTCATCAGCAGCAGGCACAAACAGCACAGCCGCTGCAAAAGGTGAGGACAACTCACTTCAGAAGGTTCTTGATTCAGGTAAGCTTGTGCTTGGTCTTGACCCAACATTCAAGCCAATGGGCTACACAGACGAGAACGACAACATTGTAGGCTTTGATATCGACGTTGCAAAGGAAGTTTGCTCAAGACTTGGTGTAGAGCTTGAAACTTACTCTGTAAACTGGGATACAAAGGAACAGGATCTTAATGCAGGCACAATAGATTGTATCTGGAACGGCCTTTCTGTCAGCGATGAGAGAAAGAAAGTAATGCTCATGAGCGAGCCTTACATGAAGAATGAAATGGTATTCGTTGTAAACGGTTCAAGTGACGTTGCTTCACAGGCTGATCTTGCAGGCAAGAATATTGCCGTACAGAACGGCTCAACAGCACAGGAAACACTTCTTGCATCTGACGTTGTAGCAAATGGTGCGACAACAACAGAGCTTGCAACAAATGTTGAAGCCCTCCAGCAGCTGGAGCTTAACATGGTAGACGCAGCGTTCCTTGACTCAGTAGTTGCAAACTACGAGATATCCACATCAGGCAAGGATTACAAGGTGCTTCCTGACGGCCTTGACCCAGAGGAGTACGCTATCGGCTTCAGACTTGGTGATCAGGCACTTTGCGACAAGATCGAGGAGATCCTTCACGAAATGAAGCAGGACGGCAAGCTTGCTGAGATATCAACAACTTGGTTCGGAAGCGACATCACGACCATAGAATAATCACAAAACATTCAATCGGACAGTCTTCGGGCTGTCCGATTTTTTGCTTTATGAAGTTTTTTGCGTGTCATATCTTTAGAAAATAAAAAGTCTCGCAAACAACGTGTTTACGAGATTTTTTGGCAAAGAACCGTAATTTTGATAGAAACCATCAAAGGGGGTGCAACTTCGGTTCAGAGGGGGGTGCAGTTCTCGATTTGAGGGGGTGCATTGTTTTTGACAACTCCACTGCCACTCCACGTCAAACCAGAATTTATAAATTAAGTTCTTCAATGAAATTTAGAATACGCTGCGTTGCCAACTCATCCCTGGACAGTTTTAGCAATCTATCAGCCGTAATCCATTTATAATTAGATGTTTCTCCTTCTTGCAAAACGATACTATCCTTATCTATATCCGTAATGCAAAGATACTCCACATAAAACGATTTATGGTTGTGGTGGAGCACCCTTCCTATTTCCACTAAATTATCGGAGGTAATTCCCGTTTCTTCATGAAGTTCTCTAGCGGCACAGGTTACAGGGGCTTCACCTTGTAAAGCAGAACCACCCGCTGTAGCCTCCCACATTCCGCCCAAATGCTTTCTTTTATCCCTTTGCATGATGAGATAACTTCCATCTATATGTCTAACGATTATTTCACAGACCAAATGAAAAAAACCTTCCGGAATTGCCTCTCCTCGAACCAGAGTTACACCTTGAATCTTTTTGAAATCTCTATCATAAGCGTCCCACAGTTCCATACTTCATTTTTCTCCATAAATTCCGATTTGTCTAACTCATTATAGCATAAAAATTCACCGCAATTCTATCAAAATTACGGTGGACTTATGGCGGAGAAGGAGGGATAAATTATACCACTTCACACCGCTTTTTACTGCTTTATAAAACTACTCGCAAACCACGCTTTTACGTCATTTAAGCCGCCTTTCTTGTTCCATGTTTCGCAAGCATATATTTACAATTCAGCTTTATCGTGTACAATTCGTGTACGCCAAATCAGACGATCTCATTCAATATCTTCACTGCACGTTCTTCCTCTCGTGGGTAGAGGTGCGAGTAGGTGTTCCATGTCATTGATATGTTGGAATGTCCAAGACGTCTTGCTATCTCCTGAATGTTTATGCCCTCATTGGCAAGCAAGGAAGCGTGGCTGTGACGGAAGTCATGAATACGGATACGTTTGACACCTGCCAAGTCTGCAAACTTCTTGTTGGTCTTTTCAAGGGACGTGTCACGGATAGGACGCTCACCACCGCAGATGTACATATCATCACTGAACTTCGGCACAGCTTTCTTACAGCGTTCGTAATGTTCTGACAGCACTGCTCTTAATGGCTCTGGTATCTGTATCGTCCGTATGCTTGGCTTGTTCTTTGGCGGCGTGATACGATCACCGCCTTTGAGCTTCTGAGCAATGCTCTTGGTGATGGATATGTAGCCGTCTTTTATATCCGTCCATTGCAGGGCGTATATCTCTCCTTTTCGCATACCCATATAAAACGCTATGTTGAAAAATACATAGTAGTTCCATTCGTACATTGAACCGCTATCCTCTGCGGTCTGAGAGTATTCTTTTGCTGCCGATATGTATTTCTTGAACTCGTCAGGCGTGTAGAAAAGCATTTCTTTTTTAGGCTCAAGGGGTGATTTAAAATTGCCTGCGGTGATAACAGGATTTTTCGGAATGTATTCCATTTTCACAGCATAGTTCATCATTGCACGAAACTCGCCGTAAATGTTCTTTCGAGTGACGATAGCCAATCCCTGTTCTGACAGCTCCTGCTTCCATTTCTGCACCATTGGTACGTTCAGATTATCTATCCTCACGCTTTCAAAGGTGGGCAGGACGTTCTTTCTCAGTATTCTTAGGGATTTGTCCAGTGATGTTTCACGGACCTCTG